GTCTAATAATATTAAAATAGGATCTATTCACTATATTCTACAGTTGATGGTTTATTAAACCAAAGGTCATAAATAGTTTAATTTGCTTCGTCTATTGATAAACCATTATTTTTGTTCTTACAATCTAAGCTACCTTCAAGTCTATTAATAACCTGAGCAAGAAATTCAATTGGTTCTTATGTTAATAAAATGCTATAAGTTATTTCGGGTTAAACTATAAGAACTTCTTCACCATACCAAAATTCATTTTGTAGTATTTAAGGCTAATATTAAAATTCCAATTCACTAAAAATAGTATTAGTATCTTCTTAAATATTAACTATAACTGGAACTTAATTTTCTACAACAACTAGTTAATTTTATTCAATCAACTTCTCAGCCTCGTCTTTTTATTGTATTTAGATGATAGAATCAAATTTCTCATTGGTTTGTAAATTTTCTAGTTTTGTTTCAATCTATGGCATCAACAAATTTTTCTTTCTATTTTAATATTCTTATATTGCCAAACTTTGACTTTATTTGAAAAAACCTAATTAAGTAGTTTCTACTATACTTATACTATCACTAATCCAAGTTGGCATCCAATTTAGTTTGACAAAAACTTAACTCTATTACATACCAAAATCTTCTCTTTCTGAAAAACTAGTTCCTAAATAAACTCCTTGCATCGGTAATTGGTAAACTACTACTGGACCACAATCTATTATGGGATGTAATCTAAAATGGTTGTATAAGCTGTATGGAATTTGTTTTTGCATCCACATAACTCCTAAACTAATAATATTTCCTGCGTCATTCTAACAATAATAATTGGAACTAGGTCTAGCATTATTAGCACCTGGGAATTGTAAAGTGTGTCTTAGCACCATATACGTATTAAGTAAACCAATAAAACCTATTGCAGTATTCTTTTTAAGTTAAACTGAAACTATATTATTTTAGTAACCCAAAGTATTTAACCAATATTCAGTTTAATCACAAACGGACGATTTTCTAGTTGCAGTATTTAAAAGTTTATTATTACTCAGACCATTTTAAAGAGCGTTTGGAAGTTAGACTAATTTTTGAAAATCATCTTTTCCTTAATCACTAATATCATATGGTTTAATATTTACACTAGGGTTGAATAAGCGATATCCCAAATACTATTAACATTAGGCCAACATTTATTAAATATTCTACTACACTAAAGTATTAGATCTGACGTTAGAGACTACCAAACTCTGGGGTGTACTTAAAAATTTCAATAAACCATTAGCACCTTATAATTTTTATGGATGTGGCACTCTTAACACTAAACCTAAACTTTTTGGGTAATTAGCACAAGATAGAAATTGAAAAGTAATTTAGGCTAGTTAATCAAAGTCTTATTATATTTAGTTGTGCAAGTAATTAGTAACTACATCATTATTCTACCACCAATAACTCTATAATTAGTCTTTGCTATACTTCATGATAAATCTATCAATAATATTCGATTAAAAACTACTCAACTCTAACCATATCTAAGAAAATATTTCGTCTACCTAAGCCATAGCATAATCCTAAAATATAGGTTAGGTGTATTAAGAAATAAAGTTAAAATAAGACCAACTGCTAGTAGCTAATCTCTCATCACTTATAGTTAAGTGTTTAGTGTTATCACTTGTCATAGGTTAACCAAATATATTAAAGTACAATAACTTTTAACTAATAGAATTGTTTATAGCTTGTACTCCTTAAGCCGCTTCTAAATCAGTGTTGGTTTAATTAAACGGAACTAGTTATTCTAAATGTCCATATTAATTTATATATGGGTTGTAATGTTCGGCAAATGGGTCAGAGATTATCCTTAAAGCTACATGAAATTCTAAACTCTTGATAAAATCTATATCCAAAACACGACATATTTTAACTATGCAGTCAATCCAATTATACCAAGTTGCTCTAGTCTCAACTATCCCATTAGCATTGCATCCATTAAGTGCATTCACACCAACTGGTGCTAATACAACACCAATGGGTATTTAAGGCAAAAGATTTATCATTGGATAAAGAGGTATTAATAATTCTAGTTCATTATATTAGCCATCACCTATTACAAAAAGAAAGACACGATTATCGTTTTAAGTATGTTCTATCCAATTTTCAGCTGTACAAAGGTGAGCATGTTAGAAAGTAGTATTTGCCATGTTAACAGCACTGCTATAATGCCCGGCCCCTGCATAAGTAGTAGTTGTACAACGTAAATTGATCAATTAACCATAATTAGCCATTAAAGTAACAAAAGATAGCATGTTTATGTTAGTAGGTAAAAATAAAACCGTGGCAATATTGGAAATAAAATCGCTCAAACTGTGGTTTAAACCGTTGTACCCAATCTAATGTTAACTTTGAACCCAACTACAAAGACCTGCTAGCGTTATAAAAGAAATATAAGTTGGTTAAGCTGGGTGTACTCCAAGTTAATAACTACTCTCGAATTCCCAATTGCCAGTCACACCTATAGTATATGGAGAAGGATCTACTTAATTAGCAAATAACCAATTGTAATTGTAATAGAACATATGGCCTCTCAAAGCAACTATATCTAATAATTATTGAATATATGTTCCACCAGATTTCATGAATACTTAGCGGCCAAGAAGTCCGTTAATAGAATACCAGCCAACGTTATTCATAAAGAAAGTGTTATTTGTTCCTTAATTTACATTCAGAGAATTTCCCATGCTATTAGAATTGATCGAAGATTTATTAATTAATAAACCACCAGTATCCAACTATTTTAGTATAAAGTCTTAGTAAGCGTTGCGAGAATCTTGAATTATTAACAAACCAGTCACAATGTTTTCTTACATATATTTGAAGCGTGCATGAAAAACTGTCAAAGTATTAATTGCACACATAGGATTTGTATTTGCAACAGAATGTGCATACCAAACATAACCATCCATCAATTAACCTTATTAAACATATTAAGAAAAGAAAGTGTGATTAATTCTAAAATGAGTGAACACTAAATTTGACTATACTCCATTAAAATCAAGCTAACAAAAATTCAAACCTCTTTAAACAAATTACATTTACGCTCCATGTAACAGTACCGTAGCCATTATGCTCTTTAAACTAGTTTGATGTGAACCTATAGTTTCTTTCAACCCTTACATAATAACCCAACTGTTAACTCCTTGGGTGTGAAACCTAGAATAGCTGTTTTCGTTAATGTAACTTAAAAGATTATTGTAAATCACATGAATGTCCCTTTCAATCGTAATAGGATAATATTTATATGGTGCATCAAAAAATTTAAAAGGTTCAATATTAACTTACTCATCAATTATAACTTTATAATTCAAACCAATTATTGAGTTATGTTCATCAATTATTTATCTGTAGTCATTTTAGAAAAAGTTTTATAAAGTTTTAAGAAAACCAGGGTCTCCAACACCACCTCGCAAACGTAAATACTTAGGAATTAGCCTCAACATAGCAGCATAACCAAATTAAACCTGGCCACAATTTTGAGTGACGAAACAAAACAAATAAAACAGGTTTTCTAACACTTGTGAAAAGTCAAGAAAGACTTTATAATCTAATTCTTTGCCAACACCTATCTAATCCAACAAAGTACCCACTACAAAATCTAAAATAAACCAATGTGCTTCATCTCCATAAAAATCAGTGTATAAATTAAAGAAATAACTAATGTAGTGTTTCGTAGTATTCAATTAAAACAAGAGTAAACTTAGCAATTCAAACCATGATATATTTAATACGTTATCTTTTTTTTGCATTCATATTCAATAATCTTATCAATAGCGTTAATATAGTTTAGTCATAACTATTTGTATCCAAC